ATTCCAGTACAAACCCTTCGTGCTGAGAAACTATACGATAATACAAGAGTAGAATACTATTACTATTGTACTGATTGGAAAGACCAACGAAAGATAAAAGATAAGATTAAAATACCAGCATTTGGTACATCTGATGAGAAAAGAGAAATCCTATACATTAAAGATTATTCACCTAATCTATATTATTATTCTTTACCTGATTGGGTATCTGCTCTTCAGTTCGCAATTGCAGAGGCTGAGTTATCTAATCTACACATAAACTCAATCACAAATGGGTTCTTACCTACCCTAATGATTAACTTTAATAACGGAGTTCCTGCACCAGAAGAGAGACAAACTATTGAAGATTTACTTTATAGTAAATTTACTGGCACTAATAATGGTGGTAGATTCATGGTATCCTTCAATGATGATAAGGAAAACCAACCAACCATAACTGCAATCCAATCTGATAACCTCCACGAGAGATTCAAGTACATTGCAGAATATGCACAGGATAGAATCCTAGTAGGACATAAGATTACATCACCTTTACTCTTTGGTATAAGAACCCAAAACAATGGGTTTTCTTCCAATAGCGATGAGATGAAGACGGCCTACTCTATCTTACAAACAATGACCATTGCACCTTTCCAGAACCTTATAATCAACTATTTAACCACTGCGTTAAGAGAAGGTGGGTTACCTGAATTGGAATTGTACTTTGAACAACTAACTCCATTAGTAATCTTATCAGAGACTGCAGAAGAAACTGGTAAAACAATAGAACAAGTTGAAGATGAAGTAAATGATTCTATGGCAACTCCTGACCAAGAGGCAGACCCAAACATCCAAGAAGAAACTATAAATGATGAGGAAGAGTTGGAGTTCATCAGAAACAACATGGGTACAAAACTATTAAACAAAAGATTTAACTAACTATGGCAACTGCATTATTTATAACTCGTAATGATATCATCAAGAATACTCCACTACAAGGAGCAATAGATGCTGATGCATTACTACCCTTCATGGTAACAAGTCAGGTGAAATATCTTAAAAATCTACTTGGAACTGTATTGTATGACTATTTGTCATTAAACATTATCAATGATACGGTAAATGCATTATCGGTATATTACCAAGACCTATTAGATGACCATATCAAACCAACACTTATTTGGTATGCTTGTGTTGAGTATATCCCATTCTCATCAGTTCAGTTCAAATCTAATGGTGCTGTAAAACAAAATTCAGAACAAGGAGTAGCACCAACTAAGGCAGAGATAGATTATCTATTATCAAAAGCACAAGATAATGCAGAGTATTATGCCTTGAGATTACAAAACTACTTGATTGCATATTCTAATCAAATACCACAATATCTACAATCAGTAGGAAATCAAACTCAAATCTATCCTGACCAAACAAACCAATACTTTTCAGGTATAAACTTATAATAAATTATGGCAGCAATAGTTGAAAATAGTGGTGTAAATTATACCTTGTATTATAATATCTTGGATTATTTCAAGACGATTATGACTAACCATCCATCATTAGATATGGTTACACAAGGGTTGATACAAGATTTTGATACACGAGAGTTCCCATTATACCCAGTGGGTAATGTATCAATACTTGCATGTGAGTATTTGGATACGGTTACTAATTGGAACATTCAGTTAGTAGTTGCTGATAAGATAAAGAATAGAAACAACGAATCAGTTGGAGGATTTAACACACAAACTATTCCGTTTTATGGAGTAGATGATGTTGTAGATATACACGCAAACACACTTGCAATCATAAATGATTTGACATCCTTTACACAAAGGTCAGTAAATGGTTTAGATATACCTGACATCATTATAAACGAACCATTTGAAGACCGATTCAATAATGGTCTTGCAGGTTGGGTTTCTACCTTTACCGTAGTAGTTCATAACAATAGAGATAGATGTATATTCCCATTACTACCTAACTAATGGCAAATCTAAATTCCATAGTAAGAGGTAATAAGGAGTTGAATAAGGTTGCAACTCAAATAAAGAACATTGCACTTTTTTATGCTCCTAAAAAGACTGGTAATCTAAAAAGAAAGATGAACCAGGCTAATAGGCCATCTAATATGATAAAGATAGGAACTGGTAATACTAAACTTACCATTGGTGTTTCATTAGATATAGCACCTACTGGTGCAGAGTATGGTAAGTATTGGAACTCACCTAATGTATCAGAATCGGTAAGAAAAGGTAAAACCAAGAATGTCCCTCGTAGTATAGATTATGGAAAGAAGGCAATGGAAGACCGGCAAACTAAAAAGGAATTAGGTGATTTCTTAAAACAATTTGCTGCAGATTATACCAAGTTTATTGTAAAGGAATTGAAGAGTAAATAACCATCCCTACTTTTTTGAGTTATTGTGGTTATATATAAAATGATTTTGTAATATGGCTTTAAGTATAACACAAATACCACCTGTGCTTAATTTGGCACAATCACCTATACCGATTACATTGGCAGAAAATACTAATGTAATTACATCATCATCTTTTCAGTATGTATTAGATTTATACTATTGGAGTGGTGGAATAAATGCATCAGGTTCAGCAGCACAATATACACTTGTAAAATACCCAAACAATAGTGGTGTTGGTATATTTGATGTCAGTAGAATACTAAACTCAACCCTTACTGATTTATTAGAAGCAAACCCAAGTAATGTAAAGTTCTTTGCAGCTGAAGGTTATTTTGAGTTTTTAAGTGGTAGTACTTATGTCACGGGTTCGCATGTTAGAACTGATACATTTAAGTATATAGATGGATACTCTATTTTCCAAGAACCAATCTCCCAAAGTATAGAACAAAAGACTCCACATTGGCCGTTAATGACCGATGGCCCTGCAACACAATCAAGCTTTGATTTTAATGGGGGTGTAGCAGGTGTTTATGTTGGAGGGTATGGTAGTGGGTCACAACCAACAAAAATCGTTTATACATCAAATCTCGGCACTGCAGACTATTTTTTAAGTTCTTCTGCTAGTTCATCTGGCCAGATAGATGATTACCCAGTAGGGCAATCACAAAGTGGTTTTCCATTTACTGGGTCATTAGAGTATTTCACTACTCAAGCATTCTCGGGTTCTGTTGCAATAGGAACACCTATTAGATACAATTTAACTTGTAATCAAAAGTATCCAAATATAAGAATCAAGTGGAAGAACAGATATGGCCAGTTTGATTGGTTTAATTTTAATATGATTAACACCAAGAACTTTATGGTAAATCGTTCCCTTTATCAGCCACAAATTGGTACATGGGAAGGAAGTTCTCTTTCATACAACAGATATGATTCCAATAATCTAAACTACATGGTAGATACAAAGGAGAACATCCAAGTAAATACTGATTGGGTAGATGAGGCTTATAATGAGATATTCAAACAACTCTTGGTGAGTGATGAAATATATTGGGTATATGATGAGGCAAATAATTATGTAAGACCAATAACTATTGCTACTTCTAATCTAACATTTAAGACAGGAGTAGTTGAGAAAGTTATTCAGTATTCTTTTGAATTTGCATACGGTCAAACTTACAAACTTGTAATCTAATGGGAGTAAATAGTAGTAAAGGTTTTAACTTTCGTTTAATGGCCTCAGGTAGTGATGGGTTCGTTCAACTTGATACATTTAGTGATGAGGAAATACTCGTTTCCAATAATGTGACGGGTTTGTTTGACCTTGGTGTCTTACCTTCTGATTTTACAAGACAAATTACTATACCTGGAACAAAAGTAAATAACGCATTCTTTCAGCATGTTTATGACATTGCCATAGAGAACCCTTACTTGTTCTCTACAAATGTAAAGGTGCCTGCTTATTTTGATTTTGATGGTATATACATCTCACAAGGGTATCTACAATTAAACCAAGTAAATGTATATGCAAACAAGTATGTAGAATCCTATGAGGTCTCTATATATGGGGGCTTATCATCTTTTGGTAGAGATATCAATAGAAACTTCCTTACTGATTTAACATCATCACTAGCACAATATAATCATACTGCATCGTACTATAATATATCCCAATCTTGGGGAGGTAATCTCTTTAATGGTGATATAGTATATCCACTTATAGAGTATGGCCAAAGAATACAATATACACCTGAAGAAGACCTATTTGGTATTGATTCAGTATCTGGTTCTTTATGTGTTCAAGACTTCAAACCAGCAATTAGAATAAAAAATGTATGGGATGCTATATTTGAAGAATATGGTTATACCTACTCATCATCTTTTTGGGAACAACCCTTCTTGGAAAATGTGTATATGGTATGTAACAACGCGTTACGATACCCTATAATTGATGGAATAGATTTAGAAACTTATGGTTTGTTTAGAATTGCACCATTGAGTGGTAGTGCAACTGATGTTCTACTAACTGCAGGTAATGATAGACAAATTGAGTTTTATAATATACAATCAAATCCAGGTGGTAATTTATCACCTAGTTTAGAATATACATTAGATTTCCCAACACAAATAAGAGGATTGTTAAATCTTAATTTTGAAGTATCATCATCCTCAGCTGGTAATGGTATTCCACAATTCTCTATGGTAATAAAGAATGTTGCTAATACATTTTCTAGGAGTATAGATTTGACAAATTACAATACCTATTTAACTGATGTTCAGATATACAATAACAATCAAACAAAAACAGAGAAATTCACTTTATTAACTGAATGGAGTTCTCCACTTTTACCAGCAGATGATTATGACTTCTTTATAAAATATGAAAATCAAGGTGGTAGTAATTTTGCAGTAATTGTAAATCCTGATAGTTCTGTTACATCTTATTTAGAAGTCACAAAAGTAAATCAAGGTGGTGATGGACAAGTAATGAATATAGCAAAAAATATGCCGTTCGGTACGAGTGGTATTAAATTGATTGATTTTATTACATCTATACAAAAGAAATATAACCTTGTAATATATCCTAACCAAACAAAGAACCGAGAGTTTATTGTTGAGACATTTAACAATTGGTATAACAAGGGTGAGGTTAGAGACTTTAACAAGTATATAAACCTGAATGATAAGATTAGTGCAATCCCAGCTAATAACCTAGCAGTAAATCAATTAAACTTTGGTGATACACTTGATGGTGATTATGTATCCCAACAATTTTCCAAGGCAGCAAATAGAGAGTATGGTAAGAGTTATTATGTAGATACAGAGAACTTCTTTTCACAAGGTAAGTTTGAGGTGAAGAGTGGATTTGCATCTACTCCATTGGTATATCTTGCAGGTACTGGTACATCAGGTTCTGCACAAAGTAGTGTATTCCAATTCCGTTCTACTGCAACTGCAACCACAATAGGTTCATTTAGTGCAACTGCTGTTGCGAACATCAAGTTAGGAACTCAATTCTTGACTCAAGCATCTGCCTTTGTTTTCTCAACAAATAGTACTTCAACTATAAATAATCCTTCCACTGGTTTCTATGTTCAATCTTTGGAACTTGGTGATGTTATTACATTTGAAGCACAAGGTGGTGGGGCAACTAACTATAGCTATACATTCAGTAAAGACCTTGATGGAGTAATAACAACATTGAATAGTGGAACAACTACAACTACATTTAATTATACTATAACAGGTGTGGATTTGGCAGCAACCGTTGCAACATTCCTTTGTGTAGTTCAAAATACTGATTAAAAAAATAGAATATGGCAGTAAATAAGATATTCATTCCAACCCTTATCTCATCAATCACTTACGAACCAGTGAGAACCCTTCCGCATATCTATTTCTATAATGGATTGAAGGAGAGTGAGCCATATTTTATACAACATTATCCATCAGGTTCTACTGGTTCCGTAGAGGTATCAGAACAAAATTCATTTCCGTATGTTGATTACTACGATGGATTAACACCAAGTACTGGATCTAATTCACTACTATTCTTTAACGAACAAGCAGTGTATGGTGAAACACCTACTGCATCTCTTTATAGCGAGTATTGGGATACTTATGTATCCTTGTTATATAACCCAAGAACAAGATTGTTTAAGGCATCAGCTATTATACCCCTAGCGGATTATTTTGAGATGGAGTTAAACGATATTGTACAATGGAGAGGAAACTATTATCACCTTCGTGCAATAAACGATTACAACTTAAAAGATGGTACTTGTAAAATAGAACTATTAGGGCCAATCATCAGAGATGCAGTAAGAGTAAATCCTTTACCTGAACCAACTACAACTACAACAACTGCAGGACCAACTACTACAAGTACTACAAGTACTACAACTACAAGTACTACAAGTACTACTACTACTACTGCTGCTCCAATTTGTGATTGTCAATTATGGGAAATTGAGGATGATGGAGTTCCGTCATTATTTGATGTAAATTTTACCGATTGTAATAACGTTGCAAGAAATATATCAGGTACTAATCAAGCAGCAAAATGGTTTACAGCACTTTCAGGTTCTGTGAGTATAACAGGTAGTAGAGCTGTTAATCAACAAGGAAATGTTCCAATTGAATTTGCTGGTTCACTTTGTAAGACTTTGGATTATTGTAAATATCTAACGTATAATTTCCAAGATTTACCAAGTTCGGATTGGCTTTTCTATCAATACATTTCAACAGCAAGTTGTCAACCCGAAATGGATTTCAAAATCAATCCTCAAGCTGGAAGTATAACTGTAATTTCAGGTTCTTTGGCAGTATATCCACTTGGTATTCTTTCAAGTGGAAGTGTACAAGATGGAGGACCTTGTTGTACAACAACTACTACAAGTACTACAACTACAAGTACTACAACAACTACAACCTTAGCACCTACAACAACTACTGAATCACCAACTACAACTACATTAGCTCCAACTACAACTACAACTACTGCCGGGGTAACAACTACAACAACTACTGAATCACCAACCACAACCACAACCGTAGCTCCAACTACCACAACTACTACTGCTGGGGTAACAACTACCACAACCACAACCGTAGCTCCAACTACTACAACTGCGGCACCAACTACAACTACTACAACCGTAGCACCAACAACTACAACAACAACTGCTGGAACTACTACAACAACTACTGCGGCACCAACAACAACAACTACAACCGAACCATGTGTTGATTGTTATGTTTATGAGTGGCAAAATATAAATGAAGTGGAATCACAAGGTCTTGCAGGTTATTATTGTAATGGATTTGATACATGGAGTTTCACTACTAATGCTGATGAATCAGGTAGTACTCCATGTACAAAAGAATATACTGCTCAACAAATAAGTGATTATGCAGTATTAGGTATTATATTCCCATCATCAGGTTCTTGTGGAAATAGTTGTATTTCTACAACTACAACAACTGCTGGTCCTACTACAACTACTACAACAAGTACAACTACTACAACTGCTGCACCTTCTACCGATTGTTATGTAATAGAAACTATACAAAGTGCACCTGGTGAATGTTTTGATTGTCCTGGTTTCTTCTTCAGTTCAACTGATACAATAATAACCTTCTATGATGATTGTAGTGGAAGTATAATACCTGCTCCAACTAATATAAGTGT